GCCATCCATATGACAGAAAGATTGAGGTCTGATATAATGCATTTGTAAACCAGTTTTGTATTGTGTTTTCAAACCTGATTTTCCTCTATATCTGTATCTTATTTTCTTGGCATTTTTTTGTCTAGACACCATTTTAAAATACTTTAAATATTTAATTGGTATGCCAGCAGCTATACATGAACCTTTGTACTTAAAAGGGTCTAGCATATGTTTAACTAACAAGGGATTAACAATCTTTTCAAATACTCGTCTTGATTTATTATATTCTTTTTTCATAATTATCCTCTCAATCTTGATTGTGAATCCATATACAAAGGACCAGTCCATCTAACATGGTAATTACCATCAAGTACATTACCTCTAGCTTTGTTTAATGCAGGAGCATTAAAACCAGCAGCCTTTAATATGTCGCCTTTTTTAAAATGTTTAAAGTCTTCTTTTACGATAAAAGCAAATACTCCGTTTTCTTTTACAACTTTCATATACTTTTTACCTTGTGTTACTCTAACCATATTGTCCCAATTCTTAATTTGTTCTTGTGAATAAGTTGAAACATTACCATCTTTATCTGTAGTCCAAGAAATATAATCTTCTTTGGCACCGTTCATCATGTTTTTAACTCCTTCATCTAAAGAAGTTGCGTTTTTAGTTACTAATGACATTATTTGTCCTCCATTTCATAATCTTTGTATAATTCTTGAGCATATAAAGCTAAAATGTATGACACAATACCTAACAAGGCCATTGAAGCACCTTGTAAATATTTGTCTATTTCAATTGAACCTACGGCACCAACCATTGCTAAAGTACCGACTGTCGCCATTATTACCGACATGTATTCTATTATTTTTTTCATAGTGTATCCTTTTGTTTTTTTCATATTACTCGTCCACTATACCAGATAAATACAGTAAAGTCAAGAAAAAAAAGCGTAAAATATGAAAATAATTAAAATAATTGCAGTTTGTTCACTTTTTGTACTGGTTTCCTGTTCAAAAACTGTTGAGGATTGTAAAATTAAGCCGGATTTAGAAAAAATTAGCGAATCAGCGCTAAAAAATAAAGAAAATTTAAGTGAAACTGAGCTAAAACATGCTCAAATGTCTTGTAAATTTTAATTATAAATAATACTATGGTAAATTCACAAAGATTTTGTCAAAATTGTGGACATAATTGTCATTGTGGCAAAAATTGTGAAAAAGATTACGGCGAATTGAAAAAAACTGTTTGTTGTACACATTGTCGTTGTGAAAAACATGATGATTCTTGGGAAGATACTGTAAAATATGATAATATTTAATAATGGAGAATAAAATGGCAAAAATGAGAATATTTAAGTTTTGGAATGAAGCAGGTGATGAAAAAGAGAAAGAAGCGATGAGTTTGAAAAAGGCAGTAATGTCAGTTCAAGGTGATTTTAAAGATAAATGGATTGGAGCTGAATATATTAGTAAAAAAGGTAAAAATATTAGCACCTCTATACAAATACCAGTTGGTAGAAAAATTAGAGAAGCGGCCAGAGTAGAAAAAGCAAGAGCGGCTGCTAAAGCTTTAAGAGAAATGGGGAGATAAATGCCGTCAATCTGTAGGAAAGGCGATAGTTTAAGTACCGGTCACGCATGTACTGGTACAACAACACTAGATACGCCTGGCCAAAGTACAGTTCGGGCAAATAGTATATTAATCGCAAGAGTGGGTGACCCAACAGTAAGTCACCCTTTCCCACCGGCACCTCCTTGTGCCCCTCACGTTGCAAACGTTAATGTAGGCAGTTCAACAGTTTCAGTCTGTGGTAGTCCAATAGCTAGAATAGGTGATAGTACAGACGCTGGAGCAATGACTTCAGGTTCTTCAAATATCTTTGCTGGTTAACGTATAAATATATACGTAATGCCAAATTTTGATAGTAGTAACACTAACAACAGTAAACGAGCAAATAGAATCTATAAAGACTTGGATTTGAATTTTGGTCGTAATGTAGTAACAGGTGATGTAAATAAATTGACCGATGTAGAGGCCGTTAAAAGAAGTGTTAGAAATTTAATTAATACTTCTCACTTTGAGAGACCTTTTCATCCAGAAATTGGCAGTGATGTTAGAAGAATGTTATTTGAACCAATGACACCTCTTACAGCACTTAACTTACAAAGAAAAGTTGGCGAAGTTCTAAATAATTTTGAACCTAGAATAAAATTAGTACAAATTTTAGCTAGACCAAATTTAGATAGAAATAGTTATCATTTAACAATTATGTTCTATGTTATAGGTTCATCGGAGCCGATAACAGTAGAAACATTTTTAGAAAGATTAAGATAAAATGGCAAGCAATAAACTAGTAGTATCTGATTTTGACTTTGATAACGTAAAATCAAATTTAAAAACATTTTTACAAAATCAACCAGAATTTTCAGACTATAATTTTGAAGGATCAGGCTTTGCCGTTCTTTTAGATACATTAGCATACAACACACACTATCTTGGCTTCAATGCTAATATGTTAGTTAACGAAACTTATTTAGATAGTGCAGATATAAGAAAAAATATAGTCGCATTAGCAAAGATGATAGGATATACACCATCATCTGTTAGAGCGCCAGTATCAACTATTGACATAACAGTAAACAACGCTTCAGGTTCAAGTATCTTAATGAATAAAGGTACAACGTTTACAAGTTCAGTAGATGGCACAGGTTATAACTTTTTAACTAATGAAGATATTACAATTACACCTTTAAACGGTGTTTATAAATTTTCAGACGTTAATTTATACGAAGGTACTTTAGTTACTTTTAAATATACAGTTGATAGTACAGATACAGATCAAAGGTATATAATACAAAATTTAAATGCTGATACTTCTACTTTAAAAGTAACAGTTCAAAACTCTGTATCAGATTCAACATTAAACACTTACACATTAGCTACAGGTTTAAGAAATCTAAACGATACATCTAAAATTTACTTTTTACAAGAAACAGATAACGGTAAATTTGAAGTTTATTTTGGTGATGGCGTTATTGGTAAAAAATTAGAAGATGGTAATATAGTTATATTAGAATATATTGTTACAAACAAAACTGAAGCTAACGGTGCTAAAACTTTTGAGTTAGCCGGCAGTATCGGTGCTTTTAGTAACGTAACTATATCTACTAAAGCAAATGCTCAAGGCGGATCAGAGCCTGAAACAAAAGAGTCTATAAGATTTAATGCGCCTTTACAATATACAGCACAAGATAGAGCAGTTACAGCTACAGATTATGAATCAATAGTTAAGACATTATATCCTAATGCATTATCAGTTAGTGCTTGGGGAGGAGAAGACGATGAAACACCGGTTTATGGTGTTGTAAACATTGCTATCAAAGCGGCTTCAGGTTCTACTTTAACAGAAACAACAAAAGCCTCTATTGTAAAAGGATTAATACCTTACAACGTAGCTTCAGTTAGACCAGCAATAGTTGATCCAGAAACAACATCAATTATATTATCAAGTGTGGCTAAGTACGACAAAAAAGGTACTAGTAAATCTGCCGATACTATCAAGTCAGAAATAGTTACGGCTGTTACAAACTATAACACAACTACTTTACAAAAATTTGATGGTGTGTTTAGATTTTCTAAATTAACAGGTTTAATAGATGATGTTGATACAAGTATACTATCTAACATAACAACTGTTAATATGAGAAAGAATTTTACACCAACTATAGCGTCTTCAACAAAATACGATGTGTATTTTAGAAATGCAATTTATAATCCTCATTCAGGTCATTCAAGTGTTTTATCATCAACTGGTTTTAAAGTTACAGGCAGTGATAATGAAATGTTTTTAGATGATGATAGTAATGGTAATATTAGAAGATACTTTCTAGTAAGTGGTGTTAAAACTTATGCTAACAATACACAAGGTACTATTAATTATGAAACAGGTCAAGTAACTTTAAACTCATTGAACGTAGCTTCAATATCAAATATAAGAAATGCTGTTTCCAACGTTATTGAAATTACAGTTAAACCAAATTCAAACGATATTGTACCTGTTAGAAATCAAGTTGTAGAAATAGACGTTACAAATTCAAATATAACTGTAGAGGAAGATACATTTGTTGGTGGTTCATCTGAAGCCGGCGTAGGCTACAATACTACAACAAGTTACTAATTTAGCCAATGGCAAAATTTGATAATAAAATATCCAATTTAATAAACACTCAATTACCAGATTTTGTTGTTGATGATCACCCAAAATTTGTAGAGTTTCTAAAAACTTATTATCAATTTATGGAAGCTGCCGAGTTAGGCGTAACTTCTATTCAATCTACAGACGGAATTAATTTAGAAAATCAAACAGGCGTACAAAACAATTTAGTATTAGATGGTGGTTCACTTGGTGCTGAAAATACTCAATTAGACCTTGGTGATAAGATAATATTAGAAGATAGTAGTTTTGGTAAATTTACATATAGAGAAACTATAACAGGACAAACTTCTAAAGCAACAGCTGTAGTATTAACTGAGGATTTAGATTCAAATAGACTATTCATAACATCACAAGACAAATTTATAACAGGTGAAATAATTAAAGGCGAAAGTTCTAACGCTGAAGCAGTTGTTAATACATATAGACCTAATCCTGTTCAAAGTATTCAACAATTAACAAATTTTAGAGATCCAGATAAAGTTATTTCTCAATTTTTAGATAATTTTAGAAATGAGTTTTTTAAAACTATTCCAGATAATTTATCTTCAGGAATAAACAAAAGAAATCTAATAAAAAATATAAAAACTTTATATAAGTTAAAAGGTACACAAAAAGGTCACGAAGTATTTTTTAGAATACTTTTTAACAATCAATCTGAAACATTTTATCCTAGAGAACAAATGTTAAAAGTATCAGATGGTAAATGGAATACACAAACAGTTTTAAGAGTATTAAGTACACAAGGAGAAACTTTAAGTTTAATAGGAAGACAAATAAAAGGAAGAACATCAAACGCAACGGCAATAGTAGAAAATGTTGAAAAATTTTATGTTGGTGCTGATGAAGTTTCTGAAATTACTATAAACAAAGAAACTCTTGTAGGTACTTTTGCTGTAAGTGAAACTATAGAGGGTACTGAAAGTGATCAGTCAGATTATTACATTCTAGCTACTATTACAGGTGTACCAGGAACAAAAACAATTAATAATGACGGTAACCTTTATACTACAAATGATATAATAAAAATTTCAGGAGGAGGTCAACAAGCCTCTATGCAAATTAGCGATGTTGGTTCTGGTAAAATAACTGAAATAGTTGTTGATAATGGTGGATCAGGATACAAAATAGGAGATACTTTATCTTTTAATAACACAGGTACTTTTGGTAGTAATGCTTCAGGTGTTGTTACAGTTGTTAATGGTGCAGTTTCTAATGAAGATACTGATCATATTGTACTAGAAGAAGAAACATCTGCCGGCGATCATCTTACAGGAGATAAAATTGTTTTTGAATCAGGCACAGGTACAGGAGATATTACAGATATTTATTTAACAAATGGTGGTGACGGTTATAAATCTTTACCAACTGTTACTGTAACGTCTGATTCAGGTACAGCTTCGGAAATATTAGCATATGGTAATAATGTAGGAAGAATTTTAGGAATATCAACATCTAATTTAGGTATTAAATACGAAAATTCTCCTTCTCCATCTTTAGCATTCATAAACAACTTATTTTGTACTACAGTTGCAGGTACATTTACTAATGGAGATACAGTTACAGGTGGCAATTCAAGTGCTACAGGATTAGTTTCAGGTTGGGATTCTTCTAGAAATATATTAAAATTAAAAGAGGTTTCAGGAACCTTTCAAGCAAACGAAACAGTAACATCTGGATCAGGTAGTGCAGTACTTAAAAATATAGATGTAGCTTCAATAAGTTTAGATGTAACTGGTGTAGTAGACACAGACGGAAAATTCTTAAATGAAAAAGGTCATATTTCAGAAACTACAATGAAAGTACAAGACAGTTTATATTATCAAGATTTTTCTTATGTATTAAAAGTAGGTAACTCAATTAATTCATGGAGAGACGCATTTAAAAAAACAATGCATACTTCAGGTTTTTATTTTACGGGACAAGTTAATTTAGAAAGTAGATTAAATTTGAAAAATAAAATAGCAGAAGCTATTAATACAGGTGTAGATGGTACACCTATAAAACAAGTATTGAGTTTATTATTTACTTCTATGTTTGGTAGAAGATTAGGAACAGTAGATGACAGTTCTAGTTTAAGATCAAATCCTCAACAAGATGTTTCTTTTTATGGCACCAATACAAGAGCTGTAACTTTAAGACGAGAACCTATTGGTGTTAGACTAAATTTAAGATTAAGAAGAAAAGTTGGAACAGGTATACTACCTGATTTAAACAGTATTAATATAAGTCAAGGATTTGCATATTGTGGACCAAGTTTTGGTTCAATAAACAAATATGCTAATACAGCATATGGTATCACTGGTAATAGATCAGGTGGTATCAATGGTACAACTGGTATTACTTTTGCAGTTTTAAATGATTTAAAAATAACTGGTACTAGATCAAGTCTAGATGGTACAACAGCATTATTAAAAACGATAACTGGCAATGCCGGGGGTGGACCAAATGAAGATGATTTTGGAAGGATGTTAAAGACCAACTTTACTTTTCCAGCAGATATTACATTCCCAGGAGAAGAATCGTTTAGTGGTACTACCAACAAATTTGATAGCACTAATGAAAAATTTGACCAAACAAATGTATAAATATAACTATAAATAGAGATAGAAATGGCAAAACAAACAATATCAATCGGTTCAGCACCAAATGATGGACAAGGTTCTACAATAAGAGCCGGTGGTGATTTAATCAACGATAATTTTAACGAAATTTATACTGCTTTTGGAGATGGTACTAATTTAAGTTCTGGTTTTATTGTAGGTAAACTAGGAGGTACTAATTTTTCTAATAGTATAATTGTTGGACATTCAACAACAGGAACATTAAGTAACGCCACACAAAATACTTCTATTGGCTTAGCAGCTATGGACGCTATAACTTCAGGAAATAGAAATACTGTCGTAGGTTATCAAGCGGCTACTAGTCTACAAGATGGTGAAGATAATATTGCTATAGGTAAAGATTCAATGCAAAGTGCAGTATCTCCTTCAGGTAACGTTGCCATCGGAACAAAAGCTTTAAATGCCAATATATCATCGGTTGATAATACTGCCGTAGGTCATGAAGCAGGTAAATTAGTAACAGGAAGAAATAATACTTTTTTAGGTGCTGAAGCCGGAGATAATGTTACAACAGGATCAGGAAACGTACTTATAGGTAGTACTCAAGCAGATTCAGCTACAGGTGATAGACAACTAGAAATTGCTGGAAATGATGGAACAACACATACAGTTTGGTTAAAAGGAGCTAGTACAGGTGAGGTTACTGTAACAATGGATCCTGTTTCAAATTTAGGTGTTGCTACTAAACAGTATGTAGATGGTACAGCTGCCGGTTTAAATGTACACGAATCAGTTGCAGTTGCAACTACACAAAATTTAGCTACCGAAACAGGTGGAACAGTTACATATAATAACGGAACATCGGGTGTTGGAGCAACTCTAACATTGAGTTCAGCTATGTCAACTTTAGACGGTTACAGTTTAGTAAATGCAGATAGAGTTTTAGTTAAAGATGAGGCAAATCAAGCACATAACGGTATTTACGTAAGAACAAGTTCAACAGTTTTAACTAGAGCTACAGATTATGATCAAGCTTCTGATGTTCAAGCAGGAGATTTTGCTTTTATAACAAACGGAACAGTAAATGATAATAGTTCATATGTACAAACAACTCCAATGGTTACTATGGGTACTACTAATATGACTTGGTCTCAATATGCTAAAGCGGGAACAGGTACTATGTCTACTCAAAATGCAAATGCTGTTAATATTACTGGTGGATCAATCAGTTTATCAGCCGTTTCAAATACTCAAAGTCTACTAGTAAAAAACTCTAGTGGTGCAACATTAAAAACAATTTATGGAACATCTTCATAGGAAGTATTATAAATAGGAATAACAATTATGCCAGCGATAATAACAAATAAATTCAGAATTAATAATAGTGAGCAGTTTCACGAATCTTTCACGGAATCTTCTCCAAATATTTACTATCTAGGTCTAGCAAGACCACAAGCTTATGGCACATCTACAAGAGGTGATGGCCGAACAGATTACGAAGGAACAGACGCAAATCCAGTAATACCAAGTGATACTGTAGTTACAGAATTTACTACTTTTGATGATTTATTAGCTGCTAAAAAAATTGCAAGTTCAGATGTTAGTTTTGCAATACCAAGAAGAAATTGGACAACTGGAACAACATACGATATTTACAGACACGACTATGGAGAATTTGTTACAGGTAGTACTTCTACAAAAAATACAGCTAATGGTGGTGCAACAACTTTACATGACGCTAATTTTTATGTGTTAACTACAGATAGAAATATTTACAAATGTATTGACAATGACGGTAATACTGCTTCAACAACAGAACCAACAGGAACAGGTAATGCTGTTATAACAACTGCTGATGGTTACAAATGGAAATACATGTACACTATGTCAGCTTCTCAACAATCAAATTTTTTATCAACTGACTTTATGGCAGTTTCAACTAACTCAACTGTTAGTTCAGCCGCTATAGACGGTTCAATTGATTGTATAAGAATTAAATCAGCAGGTTCGGGTGGAACAAACGGAACACATTCAGTAACAATCAAAGGTGATGGATCAAGTGCAACAGCTAATGTTGTGGTTGCTGGTGGTATTATTACATCGGTAACTATGACTAACGTTGGATCAGGTTATACTTTTGGTACAGTTTCAAATGCAGAAATAGTATCTGCTGGTGCAACAAACTTAACAGGTGCAGAATTAGATGTGATTATATCTCCAAAAGGTGGTCACGGTTTTAATGCAGTACAAGAATTAGGTGGTTTCTTTGTAATGTTAAATATAAATTTAGAAGGAACAGAATCAGCAAACTCTGGAGATTTCCATGCTGGTAACGACTTTAGAAAAATTTGTTTAATCAGAGATCCAAAAGCTTCAGGTTCAGCTGCAAGTGCTTCAACTTTAAGAGGTACTAAAGCAGTAAGACTAGCAGCTTCTCCTACACCAGGAACATTTACAGTTGATGAAGAAATAAATCAAGCAACTACAGGTGCAGTAGGTAAAGTTGTAGAATGGGACGCAACAAACAGAATTTTATATTATATGCAAACAAGACACAATGACGCCGGCGTTGACGCTAATGGTAACTTGACAGCATTTGCTAGTACACATGTAATTAGTGGTCAATCATCTTCAGCAACAGGAACACCGGACACAAGTGTTTCAGCAACAGTAAACAACGTTGTATTTTCAGGTGGGTATTCTGCTTCTGAAATAGATCATGACTCTGGCGATGTATTGTACATAGAAAACAGAGCACCTATTCAAAGAGCAACAGATCAAACAGAAAATATTAAACTAGTTATTGAGTTTTAAAGGGAGATATTATGCCAAGTCCAACAGACTTTAATCTTTCGCCTTACTACGATGACTTTAATGAAACAAAAAAGTTTCATAGAGTTCTTTTTAGACCTGCTTTTGCAGTACAAGGTAGAGAGTTAACACAATCACAATCTATTTTACAAAATCAGATTGAAAGATTATCAGATCACGTCTTTGAACAAGGCGCTATGGTTATACCTGGCGATATCAGTTATGACTTAAATTACTATGCAGTAAAATTAACTTCTTTTACAGACTCAGCCTCTGTAGGTGTTACACTAAATGATTTTATTGGTTTAACATTAACAGGTGCTTCTTCAGGTGTAAAAGCAAGAGTTGTTAATGTTGTAGCAACAGACGGTACTGACCCTAATACTTTATTTGTAAAATATTTAAATTCAGGTACTAATAATACAACAACTGCTTTTTCAGCAGAAACAATTTCAGTAGCAACTACTTTACAATCTACATCAACAACAGTTTCAGCAGTAGTATCTGCTACAGCAACAGGTAGTGCAGCTTCAGTTAAAGAAGGTGTTTATTACATAAATGGTTATCATGTTAAAGTAAATAATCAGGATTTAATATTAGACAAGTATGAAAACACACCATCTTACAGA